ATGAAAGAAGGGGTTTCCAGCAAAAAACGCCTGCGCTCGCTCAAGGAAGCGAGAGCGGCCTTCCTGCGCTCGGGCAAGAGCGTGACGGGGTGGGCAAGAGAGAACGGCTTCACCCCCGCGCTGGTGTTCCTTGTGCTGGGCGGCAAGCGCCCCTGCCTGCGTGGGCAGAGTCACCGCATTGCGGTGAAGCTGGGCATCAAGGACGGCGTGATCGACGAGTGAGCGCCGGGCAATCACACAAGGAGAAGGTCATGACACGGGACGATTTGCAGGTGAATGTGGAGCGGTTCTATCGCGATGCGCTGTGGGCAGGCTGGGGTTATGCGGCCGCCCGCGCTCTCTGGGCGCTGGCTGGCAAGCCGGTGCCGACCGACCCTGGCGCGTGGGGCACGCTGCCGATGAAGACGGTGCGCTATGGCGAGCTGGCGCCGCGGCTGTGCGGCCGCCAGCGCTTGGCGGTCGTCAATGCGATCGAAGGCCTGGATGGCGTGAAAACCAGCGGGGTGGTGCTGTTGGCGATGGCGCGGCAGATTTTTCTGCCGCAGCTTGCTCGGGACCATGCATTGCGCGGAGCGGCTTCCAGGCTGCTCGACGCGCTGGCCGGCTACCTGCTGGACGGCCAACCGGCCGAGAGCTACATCGTCGAAGCGTATCGCTTTCGCACCGACCCGGCGTTCGATGGGCGCGACGGGCGCGACGCCTTCATAGCCGCGCTGCCCGCTGCCGGCCTTGATTTTGCGCTCGCGTCCGGGGGCTGGAATCTGTCGATCCGCTGGCGCTCGTTCGGCTCTTTCATGGCGAGTGGCAACCGCGCCTGGGGTGTCCTCAACGAACTGGCGGCTGATGCCGGTGAAGCGTCCTTTGTGGACGGCGACGACGCCGCAGATGCCGAAGCGCGCGCCGAGCTGGACGCCCTGATCGATGCACGCCGCGATGCACTTGCAGAAGAAGCTCTAGCGGAATTCGATGACTTCCTGGCCGATCTAGTGGACGGAATGCTGGTGACGCTGTGCAGCCCGTCGGCACGGCAGGGCTGATCGCGGGGAGCACGACCATGCTTGATCCGAGCAAAGGCTGGTACAGCGCCCAAGAACTGGCAGGACTGCCGGGGATGCCGTCGACAGATCGCGGCGTAAAAAAGGCTGCGCAAAAAAATTTGTGGTCAAGTCGCTCAAAAGAGCGAGGAAAGGGCATCGAATACGCCCTCATCGCCCTGCCTGACGAGACACAGAAACATATCCTCGGCCTGGCGATGGATGCGGCGGGCACGAGCGAGGCACTGCCCGTGCCGGCGGCACGTGCCCTGCCGGCGGTGAAAGCGCCGGGCGATGTCGTGGTCGTGCGCGGCCAGGTGCGCAAGTCGGCGGCGGTGGTGCAGATGGACGACGGTGGGCGAGCCTACCAGGACGCGGCGCTGATCCTGTGCCGTGCCGTGGAGGCGGCGATGGCGGCAGCCGACTGCTCGACGAAACGCGCCTGCGCCGAACTGGCCGAACGCCTGGTGGCGGGCGATGCGCGCCCCGAACTGCAGGATGCGGCGCTGCGCACCTACCTGAAGCCGCGCAAGGACAGCGGCCTGCTGGGCGGCGTGACGGCGCAGATCGGCCGGCTGCAGCGGATGATGGCCTTCTACGAGCAGGGCCGGCTGGCCGGCGACGTGGGGCTGTACCTGGTGCCGGGCAAGAAGGAAAAGACCGGCCACGATCCGGTGCATGTGGCGGCCTTCCTGTTCTTTTTCTGCCGCCCTACCCGCCCGCCGGTGAGCGAGGCCTATCGGAAGATGGTGCCCTATCTGGCCGAAAAGGGTCTGCAGGCGCCCAGCTACGCCACCGTGACACGCATCGAGAACAGTCTTCCGGTGACGGTGAAGTACCGCGGGCGCGTGACGGGCAGCGAATGGCGGGCGCTCAAGCCCTACATCGAACGCGATGTGTCGATGTTCCACAGTAACGACATCTGGGTAGGTGACGGCCACAGCTTCAAAGCCAAGGTGCAGCACCCGATCCACGGCCAACCCTTCGCGCCCGAGATCACAGTGATCATCGACTGGGTGAGCCGCAAGATCGTGGGTTGGAGCGTGGCGCTGGCCGAGTCGACGGTGGCGGTGTCGGACGCGTTTCGGCATGCGCAGCAGGTGACCCGCGCGCGGCCGCTGGTCTATTACAGCGACAACGGCAGCGGGCAGACCGGCAAGACGATCGACTGCCCGGTGGCGGGCACGCTGGCGCGCCAGGGCATCGCCCACGAGACGGGTATCCCTGGTAACCCGCAGGCGCGCGGAATCATCGAACGGCTGTGGCAGGTGACGCTGATCCCGCTGGCGCGCACCTACCCCACCTGCACTTGGCGCGGGGCGGACGAGAACGCCACCACCAGGATGCTGAAGCTCTTGAACCGCAAGGACCAGGGCGGCATCGCCATCCCCACCTTCCGGCAGTTGTTGGACGACGTGGCGCGGGTGGTCGATGAATACAACCTGCACCACGCCCATCGTGAGCTGGACGGCAACGCCCCCGAGGACGAATACCAGGCGCGGCTGGACCGCGACTCGATCGTGTTCGGCCCCTCGGATGCGGAGCTTGCCGCGCTGTGGATGCCCGAGGTGGTACGCACGCCGCAGCGCGGCCGGGTGAGCCTGTTCGGCAATACCTATTGCAAGGGCGAACTGGTGGGAACGCTGCCCGAGGGCGCCCGCGTGCGCGTGCGCTACGACCTGCACGACGCCGCCCGGGTGTGGCTGCTGACGATGGACGGCGTGTATCTGGGTGAAGCGCGTTGGGACGGCCACCGCGAAGCCGCCTTCCCGATCCCGAAGATGGACCAACTGCGTGCCCAACGCGCAGCGGGAAAGATCCGGCGCGGCGAAAAGATCATCGCCGAAGCACAGGCCGAACTGGGCGCAGTGCTGGATGTGGCTCCGGCCGAACCGGCGGTACCGGTGTTCGACCTGTCGATGGAGCTGCACGGCGACGCCTACGAGCGCGCCGAGGCTGCACGCATCGAGGCCGAAGCGGCGGCCCGTGCCAACCCCCTGCCGTTACCCGAACTCGATGAGCCGGCGCCGGTTACGCCCGAGGCCGAAGCCAAGGCCGAAGCCAAGCCCGAGGCCGAGCCGTTCGACCTGTCGCTGTACCTGTACGGCGACCTGGTCGACGCCGAGGACGAAGAAAACGGCCACAGGCCGTCTTTTAAACGGGCCGCCGGGTGAGTTGCCGCTCTCCCGACAGCCCTTGTGAAACACACAACACGCAGGAGTTTAGACGATGAAACGGCTTTTTGTAAAAACCGAGAACGCCCGGCGGTTCCGAACCGGCATTGCCATGCTTGAGAGCCGCGGCGCGGCTGAATCGGGCCTGATGCTCGTCTCGGGCCGGCCCGGCGAAGGCAAGACCACCACGGTGATGAACTGGGCCGCCGAGGTGGGCGCGGCTCAACTGACGGCCTACCCGAACTGGACGCCCGGCTGCGCCATGCGCGAACTCGCCGCCGCGCTGTCGGTGCCGGTCGAGCGCGGCTACGAGGCGCGCATCGGCGAACTGATCGCCGAACACGAGATCCCCATCATCGTCGATGAAGCGGGCTATGCCCTCGCCAAGAACGCCGCCGCCCTGGAGCGCCTGCGCGCCATCACCGACAAAAGCGGCACGGTGATGGTGATGGTGATGATGGAACAGCACTACGCCACGCTGTCACGCATCGGCCAGCTTGCCAGCCGCATCACCTGGTCGGTGGAGTTCAAACCCTCGGGCCTGCCGGACGTGGCCGCCGCCTGCGCCCAGCTCGCAGAAGGCGTGACCTTTGCCGACGACCTGATCGCCCGCATCCATCACGAGACGGGCGCCCGCATGCGGCTGGTGATGCAGGCAATCTCCCGCTGCGAGGCAGTGGCGCGGCACAACGGGCAGAACACCATCAGCCTGGCCGACATGAAGGGCGCCCCGCTGTGCGAGGACTTCCACGCCAGGCTGACGAAGCGCGGGGGGCGGCTCTGATGCGCGCCACAAAGCGCCCGATCGCCCAGCCGCTGCTGGCCCTGCTCGCCGCGCTGCCCGACGGCACCGGCGCCCGCGCCGAGCTGGCCGAGCGCATGGCGCGCGCGCCCAACGTCATCACCACGGCGGCGCTGATCCTGCGGCGGCGCCACCTGGTGGAGACGCCCGCGCGCGGCCTGTACCGCATCACCTCCGCCGGACGGGACTGGCTGGCATCGGGCCGGCAGCTCACCGACCGCCCCGAGCGGCGTCGCGTGGCACGCACCACCGGCCTGCGCGAGCGCGCCTGGTGGGTGATGCGCAACGCGCGCAAGTTCACCGTGGCCACACTGCTGGACACCCTGTCGGACGGCAGCGAACGCGACGCCGACGGCAACCTGAGCCGCTATCTGTGCGCGTTGGAAAAGGCCGGCGTGGTCGAGCGCACCGCGCGCCGCGTGCCTGGCGCCGCACCACAGTCGCGCGGGCATGTGGTGTGGCGCCTCAAGCGGGACCTCGGCCGGCTGGCTCCAGTATGCCGGCAGCGCCACGGCACGGTGTACGACCCCAACAGCGGCGAAGTGCTGCCGCCTCCGGCGGAGGGCGCGCAATGAGCGACTGGCTCTCCCTGCTGCGTCAGGCCGTCGACGCCGACCCGCGCGGCAAAGCCGGCGTGGCCGAACGCCTGGGCTACAGCCGCCCGGCCATCAGCCGCGTGCTCTCGGGCAGCTACGGCGACACCGGGCGGCTCGCTACCAAAGTGCTCGCCACCTATGCCCGCATCGACTGCCCGCACCTGCTTGCCAGCCTCGCGCCCGCCGAATGCGCCGCCTATGCCGGACGTGCCTATGGCGCCATTGCCGCCGCCGACGTACCGCACTGGCGGGCCTGCCGCCGCTGCCCTCACAACCCCATCAATCCGGAGTCCCCGCAATGAACGCCTTCTTCGACCGTCTCCACGACATCAGCGGCCGCATCCTGCTGCCCCTCGTCATCGCCTTCGGCCTCGGCCTGGTTGTCGCACTGGAGACCACCCAATCTGAGGTCGAGCACTGGCGCGCCGCCGCGCGCCGTGCAGGCGATGCGGTCGAGCATGTCCGCATCGCCTGCGGCCTGCAGCCCGACCCCGCTGCCGTGGCCGAAATGCTCGCCCTGCAGGAGACCCGGCCATGAACACGCCCCTTTACCCCGCCGAGGACTACATCGTGCAGGAATGCCAGTGCGACGACGGCGCCGAGCTGCGCTTCGTGCTCGACGGCACCGGCGCCCTGGTCATCATCGACGACGGCGAAATCATGCAGATCGCCCCTGCCGACGTCCGCCGCCTGGCCCGTCTGCTGGCTACGCAGGAGGTGCCGCAATGATGCGCCGCCTGCCGCCCGGCACCCTGCGCCGGCTGCGCATCAAGTGGTTCGTGCTGGGGCTGGCGCTGGGCACCGGCTCCATGGCAGCGCTGGCGATGTATGCCGCCGCCGTAATGCCGCCCGAACTGGCCTACCGCAGCCCGGCGCGCAACGTGGCGCCGCTGCCGCCCGCGCCGCTGCCCCTGGCCCCGGCCGTCGAACTGCCGCCCTGCACCGGGCAGGGCAAGGATTGCTGGGACGACGACGCCCCCGCCAGCCGCCCGCGGCGGCTTGCCCCGCCGGCAGTCATGCCGCCCGGCTACAGCCCCGTCCGCACCGTGCCGGAACCTGCGTCTGCCGCCCTGGTGTGCCTCGGCCTGGCCGCTCTTGCCCTCACCCGCAAATCCCGCAACCCCGTCACGGAATACACATCATGAACCTCGCCCCCTCCGTCATCCCCTCGCTGGCGCAGCAGGTCTATGCCGCCGCGGCCGACATCGAGCGCCGCCGCGCCGAAAAAGCGCTGGGCCAGAGCGCCGGCGACGAGGCGCGCGAACTGTTCGGGCGCCGCACCACCGCGCAACGCGCCGCGCACTGCACCTGGATGCTCGATGCCGCCCGCGCCGCCGCGCCGTGCAGTGTCCAGCAGATGCGCGACCACGCCCGCGTCTGCGGCGACGACATCATCAATCCGAGCACAGCGAAACTCATCGCAAAAGGGCTGGCCGACCGCGGCTGGATCGAGCACACGCATGAGCGAAAGGGCAGCAACGGCCCGCACCTCTACACCCTCACCCCCGCCGGGCACCGCGCCCTGGCAACCCTGCGCCGCATCGTCGGCGTGTAACCCACCGGAGCCCGCAGACATGCACATCCCCACCCTCGACGACATCCGCGCCGCGGCCGACCGCCTGGCCGTCGCGCACATGGCCACCACGGCCCGCGCCGCCCTGTGCCAGGACGAAATCAAGGCCGCCGTCCAGCCCATCTACGACCGCCACCGCGCCGGCATGGACGCCGCCGCCGAAGAAGAGGCCGCCGCCCACCGCGCGCTGCTCAACCTGCTCGACGCCGCCCCGCAGCTCTTCGACAAGCCGCGCAGCATCAACGTCAACGGCGTGCGCGCCGGCTACCGCAAGGCCGAAGACTCGCTCGATTGGGGCGACGACGCCGCCCTCATCAAGCGCATCCGCGCACTGCTGCCGGCCCAGGCCGACCTGCTCATCCGCACCGAAGAGACGCTCGTCCTCGACGCCCTGGCGCAACTGCCCGCCGCCGCGCACCAGAAGTTGGGCATCAACCGCATCACCGGCGCCGACAACCCCTTCGTCACCATCGGCGCCGCCGACGTCGAAAAGCTCGCCCAGGCACTCATCGCCGACGCCATCCGGCGGCATGGCGAAGAGGACAAGCCCGCGGTGCGCAAGGGCAAGGCCAAGGCGAAAGCGAAGGAGGCAGCGTAATGGCTTCCGCCCCCCTCGCTGTGGTCACCATTGGCTACAAAACCTACCTGCTGTCCCGTGCCAAGGCCACCAAGCTGCTCGAACTGATGAGCGAAGCCGTTGAATGCGACTGGGACTTCTCGGGTTGTGTCCGTAACTACGTCGTCGGTGAGGCACCGAACGTGGAGCTGAGGTTCATCGAACCCAGCCAGGTCGTGATGCCCGACGGCGTTTCCTCCCCCGCACCCGCCAGCCGCCGCACCGCCAAGGCGATCACACGGCAGCCGCTGCGCCTCGCCAACAAATAACCGCATTACCGCAGGAAACCGACGGGCACATATCGGAACCAGCCGGCACGGAAAAAGCAAAGGCCCGCCTTGGCGAAAGCCGCAAAGGGCGCCGGGAACCGGCAACCCCCCACGACCAACGGAGCAACACCATGAACAAAGCTGCACTGATCGACGCCATCCACGGACGGCTCGGCACCAACAAAACCACCATCGGCGCCGTGCTCGATGCGCAAGCCGCCGTCATCGGCGACCACCTGGCCGGCGGCGATGCTTACATCGAGCGCGAAGCCGTCCTCCCTGGCCTTGGCAAACTCAAAACCACCGAGCGGGCCGCACGCACGGGCCGCAACCCGCAGACCGGCGCGCCGGTGAGCATCCCCGCACGCACGGGCGTGAAGTTTTCGGCCAGCAAGGCGCTTACCGATCTGCTCAACGCTTGACCCGCCTGGCTCGATGGCCTGCCCGGTAACGCGGGCGGGCCATCCGGCGAGTCTGGTAACGACCACAGGAGACAACCATGCCACTGCTCGAACGCATCGCCGACCTGATCGCCGCCATCCTGCAATGGCTCATGCCCATCGAGGACGAATGAGCATGCCCGCCCAATCTCCCGCAGACCGCATCGCGCTGCGTCGCCGTGCCATATTCGCCGCCTGCAAGGCCGCTGGGCTGGATGACGGCGCCCGCCGCCAGCTCGTGCGCAACATCACCGGCTGCGCCAGCCTGGCCGACTGCACCATCGGCCAGCTCGGCGAGGTGCTCGACCACCTCAACCGCGGCAAGCAGGGCTACGCCGGCCGCAAGCGCAGCACACCCAGCGCCGACCGCGCCCCGCTGCTCGGCAAGATCGATGCACTGCTCGCCGAGCTGCACCGCGTCACCGGCCAGGTGCATACACTCAAGTACGCAGACGCCATCGCAAAGCGCAACGGCTGGGCCGAGTGCGTGGATTTTGCCGATGCGGCGGCGCTCAAGAACATCGTCGGCGTGCTCAACCGCACGCTGCAGTACAAGATCGCAGGCAAGTAAACCATGAAGCGCCGCGCACTCCCCATTCTGGAATCCGACCTGCCCGCCACCGCGCAAGACCTGGTGCGCCTGGTCGGCTGGGCCAAGGCCGAGGCGCTGATCCGCGAGATGGGCGGCATCCCCTTCCCGGTGCCCAAGGGCGCGGCCAACAACCCCGCCGGCGCGGCCCGCTTCGAACGCCTGTCCGAAATCGTCGGCCAGCGCGGCGCCGCGCGCATCGTCGCCGAGTACGCCGACGACATCCTCTACATCCCCAAATGCAAGCTCGCCATCGCCCGCGCCCGCATGCGCGCCATGAAGGCCCGCTGCGACGCAGGCGCCACGCTCGAAGAGATCGCGCTGGAGTTCGACTGCACCACGCGCTGGGTCAGCATGGTGATGAAGCGGCCGGACGATGCCGACGGGCAGGTGCTGGAAGCGGGTGGGCAGATGGGGCTGTTCTGAACCGACACCACAGGAGCCTTGCCATGAAACACAACGCCACCCTGCGCCAGCAGGTACTCACCCACCTGTATGCCGACCGCGAAGCCGCCCCGCGCGGCGGCTGGGTCAGCCTCTTCGACCTGCGCCAGGCGCTGGGCGAGGTCGAATTCGCCCTGTCCGTGCTCGAAGAACTCGGCCACGTCCGCCGCGACGGCAACCGCTACCGCATCACCGGCCACGGCGTGGCGGCGTGTGAAGCCGGCCACGGCGTTTGATAACGGGCCGGGCAGGCAGGAATGTTCTGATGGCAAAATCCACGGTTCATCAAAAGGGGGAAGCCATGAAATCCATCATCATCGCCTTCGTCTTCGCCGGACTGTCCGCGCCGGCAGTGGCGCAGGTGTACAAGTGCACCGAGGGCGGAAAAACGGTGTATTCGCAGATGCCGTGCCCCGTTCCCAGTCAACCAGCCGCTCGCGCGGCAAGCCGTGCAGCGGTCGAGCAGAGTCCCGAGGAAATGCGCCGCGAGGTCGAGGCGGAGTATGCGCGGCTGCGTGCGGAGGCGGAGAAAGAAGCGGAGGTCGAGGAGGATGGTGACCGCTCCCTGCCGGTCCCGCTGTCCCCAAGTGAATCACGTTATAGCGCGCGTTCGCACTACACGCGGGCCGAGCTAATGCAAATGGTTGGCAATGGGCGCTTTCCCGAGCAGGGGGCCGTCTCGACAAAGGTGGATGCCATGAGTTTTGACGCATGTATCGTTGCTGCAGATGCCGTAACGAAGCCCTTGCGCGGCGCTTATCCCGTCATCACCGTTGTAAATACGAGCGTGATGTACACGGTCAAGCTCTGGACAAACGATGCCGCAATGACAATTACGTGCAGCGCTTTCGACGGCAAAATGATCGTTACTACGGCTCCATATCTCTGAACCAGTAGTCTTGACAGCTATGCCAAATAGGGCGCAAACTCCGCAGCGGTGCTCAACACACCATCCGCTAGCGGCCTGCCCCGCGCCCGAAAGTCGTGGCTTTTTTACGTCCATAGGTTTCCTATGGCCGGGTGGCGCGCAGCCATACAACACCCGCACAAGCGGGGAAAACTGCGGGCTGTCTAGCGGCAGTGTTGAAGCACCCGGCCGCCCTCTCAACAGGGGCGGTCAACTCAACAAATCCGCTAGGAGGCCATTATGGCTGCTCAATCCCTCGCTGTTTTCCAGTTCCATACTCACGCCGTGCGCGTGTTCCCGACCGATGATGGTCAATCGTTCATCGCCGTCGCTGCTGACGTAGCCCGCGCTCTCGGATTCCAGGACGCCCGAGACATGACGCGGTGCGTTGATGACGAGGACAAAGGGTCGGCAGAAGTGCCTACCCCTGGTGGCACGCAGCGCATGCTGACCGTCAACGAGTCCGGCATCTACGCCGCGACCTTCCGCAGTCGCAAAGATTCGGCCAAGGCCTTCCGCCGCTGGATCACCGCCGAAGTCCTCCCCAGCATCCGCCGCACCGGCGCCTACGGCCAGCCCGCCATGCCTGCCAGCCTCGACCTCGCCCGCGAGATCGGCGCCCTGCGCGACGAACTGCGCACCCAAAGCGGCATGATCCTGGACCTGTACCGCAAGCTCGACGCCGCCCGGCGCGGGCACATCGCCGCGCAGCGCGGGCAGCTTGCGGCGCTACGCGAAGTGGCCGCGGTGCGCAACGCCCAGCACGCCCAGGCGGTGCAGGACGGCATCGACGCCGTGCTGCGCATGGAGGCCGAAGGCATGCCGCGCGACGAAATCGCGCGGGCCACCGGCAAGACGCGCAACTACATCCGCCAGATCGTCTTCCGCGCCCGCAACGGCCGCGGCGGCGAGCATGGCCCGGCCGACCCGGCCGGCCAGGGCGAACTGGCGCTGGAGGGCTGAGCCATGTGCGAACACGTCTCCCGCGAACAACTCTCCGGCCTGCTCGCCGAAGCGGCCCGCATCGGCGGCTGCATCCGCTCGCTCTCCACGGCTGCCGAGCTTGTGCAAACCGGCAGCGGCCTGCCTGATCAGAGGCTGGCCGATACCATCGTGTACGATATTTTCACCGTCATCGGCATGCTGGCCGGACAGGTGGAGGAGATGAGCCAATGAGCATTTCCGACGCCTATAAGAGCTGGACCGGTGTGGCGAGCGGCCTGGCCAGCGCGCGCGCCGTGGCCCAGGTGCTGATCGAGTGCACGCCCGGTCCCGGCTGCACGGTGGACGAGAGCAACCTTGCCGCCGACCTCGCGGGCGCCATCCAGTTGTGCCTGGATGCCGCCCAGCAGGCTTACAATGAGGTGCCAGCGCCAGACTAGGCGCCTCGCCACAATACGGCCGCCGCCTCTGCCCGCTGCTCAGCGGGTACGCGGCGGTTCTCATTCCCCCTCGAACTGATTCACCCTCCGGCGCGCGGTAGCCCCGCCGCATCATGCGGCCATGAAATCCGGCCGCCCATGCTCCCGCTGCATCCACTTCACCCGCCCGCCCGATGACCGCATGGTCGCCCTGGGCTGGGGGCGGTGCGCGCATCAGCCCGTCGGGCACTACACGTCGCCGCACGCGGCGTGCCGCTTCGACCCGCCGCGCTGGCGCGAGGCCCGCCATGCGTAAGCCGGCCATCGGTCTCGTCGCCAGCGCGGCACTGGTCGCCAGCCTGGCGGGCTACGAGGGCTACCGTGCTGCCGCCTACCGCGACAGCGTGGGCGTTCCCACCATCGGATTCGGCGCCACCGCCGGCGTGGCCATGTCCGACCGCACCGACCCCGTCCGCGCCGTGCAGCGCCTGGCGGCGGACGCCCAGGCGCACGCGCGCGACGCCGCGCGCTGCATCGGCGACGTGCCGCTGTACCAGCACGAGTTTGACGCCTACGCCAGCCTGGCCTACAACATTGGCACCGGCGCATTCTGCGGCTCCACGCTCGTCAAAAAGCTGCGCGCCGCGCCGCCCGACTACCCCGGCGCCTGCGCCGAAATCCTGCGCTGGACCTACGCCGGCGGCCAGCGCCTGCCGGGCCTGGTCAAGCGCCGGGCGCAGGAATACCGCCTGTGCATGGACGGCTACCCACAATGAAGCCCGAATACCTCGCCGATCTCGCAGGTTTGCTCGCGCTGATCCTCGGCGCCGCCCTGTGCGCCTGGCTGGGCTACCAGGTTGGCCAGCGCGACGTCGACGCCCTGCGCGCGCAGTACGCCCGCGGTCTCGCAACAGCGGCCGAGCACGCCAGCCGGAAACTGCTCGACGCGGTCGAGCGCGGCGACTTGCTCACGCTGGAGCTTGCCGCCGCCCGGCTGGCGGCCGAATCCCACTCGCAGGAACTGCACCATGACATCCCCCGCGTTACCGACGGCCGCGCTTGCCTGCGCGAGCCTGCTCTGCGCCTGCTCGACCGCGCCCCCGGTCTATCAGTGCATGTGCCCGCGCCCGCCAGCGGCGCTGCTGCTGCCGATGCCGGCCGCGTTGCCACCGATGCCGACGTCTCACACTGGGCCATCGACGCCGGCGCACAGTACGCCGAGTGCGCCCGCCGCCTCGACGCCCTGATCCGCTGGCACGCCCAGCCCGCCGATAGCGAGTAACGCCATGGCCCTGCACATTGCCCTCGACCCCGTTCTGTATGTCGGCCGCGGCTACACCCAGCCCGACGGCTGGGCGCAGCAGGCGCCGTTCGAGCTGGTGTTCAGCGTGTTCATGCTTGGCGACGGCCGCGCGCGCGTGTTCGGCGCGCACGGCACGCTCGACAAACCCACGTTGCTCAACCTGGCCGCCGAACTGCGCAGGCTAGGGGTGCACACCGTGCTGATGCAGCGCCACGGCGTCGAGCGCGAAATCGACATCGCCACCCCGGAAACCGCATGATCATCGAAATCAACTACCTCACCATGATGCTGATCGCCGCCGTGCTGTCGGCACTGGGCGGCGTGCTGTGGGCCATGGGCCGCAGCCTGCTGCAGCAGTACGGCAACATGCTGCGCGACCAGCTCGCCGCCCACCGCGCAGACAGCCACGCGCGCCAGACCGACATCACCGACCGGCTCGACAAGATCGAGCACACCCTGGCCGACCACGCCACGCGCCTGGGCCGCGTCGACGCCGACCTGGCGCGCGTGCCCACGGACGAGGACCTGGAAAAAATCTACGCCCGCATCAACACCACGGCCAACGACCTGGCCGAGGTCAAGGGCAGCCTGCGCGGCATCGACCAGACGCTGCGCACGCTGATGAGCCGCATCACCGAAAGGGGGCTGCAATGAGCACCATCGCCCAGCGCGAAGCCGAGCGCATCCGCCGCCGCGCCATCCTGGCCCTGCTGTATTTCGCCGCCGGCCAGACCCTGAGCGCCCGCCGCCTGCGCGACGAGCTTGAAGCCACCCACGGCCAGGTCGCCACTGTCGACAAAGTGCGCGGCGACATCCTGTGGCTCGACGACGTCGGCCTGCTCGCCCGCGCCGGCGATGCCGCCACGCTGACCGAGCGCGGGCGGGATGTGGTCATGGATCGGGCGGCGATGCCGGGGGAGGCGTGATGTGGTTGCCGACATGGACCAACATACGGCGCACGCCTGGTGTGCTGCTCGTGCGCGCGCCGCTGCTCATGCTGCTGTGGAGTCTCCGCGGCATGGGTGAGTGGGCCGAGGGGGCATCTCACACCGTGGCTGCGGCCATCCCTGGCTGGGAGCGGGATGACGATGGCGCACCCTGACGAAACCCGCCGCGCCGTGCGCGCCGCGTTTGTCTTCGACCAGCTCGGGCTGGAAATCGCCGCCGTCAAGCACGACGTGCCCGTCGCCACCGCCCGCCGCTGGAAGAGCGAAGCCAAGCGCGCGGGCGATGACTGGGACAAGGCGCGCGGCGCCCAGATGATCGCCGGGGGCGGCATCGAGGACGTGGTGCGTCAGACGCTGGCTGTGGTGGTGCAGCAGGTGCAGGCCACGGTGGAAAGCATCCAGGCCGCCGAGGACATGGACCCGGCCACCAAGGTGCAGCTGCTCGCCAGCCTGGCCGACGCCTACAACAAGCTGATGGCCGTCTCCAAGCGGCTGATGCCCGAAACCGACAAGCTCGCCGTGGCCATGGACGTGATCCAGCGCCTGGGCGAATACGTCGCCAAGCGCAAGCCGGCGCTGGCGGGGGAGTTTGTCGAGCTGCTGGAGCCGTTCGGAGATGAGATTGCGAGGGCGTATGGATAAGCGCCGCCGCGCCGCGCTGCGCCGCCACATGGCGGAGTGCCCGTTTACGTCTGCACTTGGGCGCGCCCTGTGGCGTGCGTTGTTCTGATGACCACCAGCACCCGTAAATCCTTCCTCGCCGACCTCGCCAACCTCGCCGCCACCCTGCGCACGCGCATCGAGGCCGAGGTCACCGGCTTCGACCCGGACCCGGCGCAGTGCCAAAAGCGTCGCAAACAGGCGTGGGACGATTTCGAGTTTTTCATCGGCGCCTACTTCCCGCACTACGTGCGCAGCCCGCACAAGAGCGAGCTGCACCGTTACCTGTTCACCCGCCTGCCGGAGATCGTCGCCAGCCCCAAGGGTGAGACGGACGCGATTGCCGCGCCCCGCGGCGAGGCCAAATCCACGCTGGTGTCTCAGCTCTTTGTGCTGTGGTGCCTGGTCACTGCCCGCAAGCGCTACCCGGTTGTCGTCATGGACAGCATCGACCAGGCGTACCCGATGCTCGAAGCCATCAAGGCCGAGCTGGAATTCAACCCGCGCCTGCAGATGGACTTCCCCGAAGCCACCGGCCAGGGCCGCGTGTGGCAGGCCGGCACCATCGTCACCGCCAACAACGCCAAGGTGCAGGTGGCCGGCTCCGGCAAAAAGCTGCGCGGCCTGCGCCACGGCCCCTACCGGCCCGACTTGTGCGTGCTCGACGACATCGAGAACGATGAACAGGTGCGGAACCCCGACCAGCGCGACAAGCTGCATGGCTGGCTCACGAAGACGGTGCTGCCGCTGGGCGGTGCGGATGCCAAGTTCGACGTGGTGTATATCGGCACCATCCTGCACTACGACTCGGTGCTCTCGCGCACGCTGGCGAACACCATGTGGCGCACGGCGCGCTTCAAGGCGCTGCTGCAGTGGCCGGACAACATGACGCTGTGGGACCGCTGGGAAGAAATCCTGCGCAACCAGGGCATGGATGAAGCCGACGCCTTCTACCAGGCGCACGCCGCCGACATGGAACGCGGCGCCCGGGTGAGCTGGGCCGCGCGCCAGCTGCTGGCGCTGATGAAGATCCGCGCCCGCGACGGCCACGACACGTTCGACAGCGAGTACCAGAACGACCCCGTCGCCGGCGACAACGCCCCCTTCGCCGGCATCATCCAGTTCTGGGTCAATCGGCTGGCCGAGTGGGTCTTCTTCGGCGCCTGCGATCCCTCGCTCGGCAAGGCCGGCGCCAGCCGCGACCCGTCCGCGCTGCTGGTGGGCGGCCTCAACCGCCAGACCGGCGTGCTCGACGTGGTCGAGGCCGCCATCAAGAAGCGCCTGCCGGACCGCATCATCGAAGACGTGATCGCCTACCAGGCGGAATACCGCTGCCTGCTGTGGGTCATCGAAACGGTGCAGTTCCAGGCTTTCCTGTACAGCGAGCTGGTCAAGCGCGCCGCCGCGCGCGGCATCCCCGTGCCGGCGCGCGGCGTGCAGCCCATCAGCGACAAGCTGCTGCGCATCGAGTCTATCCAGCCCCACGTCAAGAACGGCCTGATCCGCCTGCACCCCAGCCAGACCACGCTGATCGACCAGCTCCGTCACTTCCCCAAGGCCGACCACGACGACGGCCCGGATGCGCTGCAGATGCTGTGGATGGCCGCTACCACCATGTGCGGCGGCGTGGAAGGCTTCCGCAGCCTGGGCCGGCACGGCGCCAGCCGGGGCAGCGGCGATGACTGGGGCGGGCGGGATTCGAGGAGGATGTTTTGATGAGCAGGGAAGTAACCGAGCGCGACTTCCGCATGCCCGAATTCCGGGATGCGGACCCGAAAGACTACGAGTTCCGGCGCGACGGGAAGGTCGTCCGCAAGGATCGGTGGGAGCGAGGCGTCCACAGCATCAGGTATGCCATTGGCGATGACCGCAATGAATTCGAGATTGAGGACATCGTGAATGCGGTCCGCGCGCTTGTCGCGGCTATTGCCCCGCCTCCCGAAGAAGAGGAAGAGATTTGATGCTCTATCGCAACCTGAAAACCGGCGCCGCCGTCCGCCTGCTGGCGCACGGTACCGACACCACCCCCGGCCGCGGCGCGGCGCTGGTTGCCATCTACTGCCCGGCCGACGATGAGCACACCGTCCACGTATGCGACCTCGACGCCTTTGAGGCCGGCTTCATCCCACTGCCCGCCGGGGAACTGTCGATATGAGCACCCCCGCCAGCCCGGCGCCGGCGTGCTGCCAGCGCTGCGTCCATCTCGTCACCCTGCACACCGCTGACACTGCCCGCACCGCCTGCCTGCGCGCGCTGCCGCTATCCGCTGCCTGCGGCTGGTGGCGGCCGCGCCAACCGAGCTTTGCCGATACCCGCCGCCCATGAAAATCCTCGACCAACACGGCAACCACATCGACACCGGCCTGCTGCGCGAGCCGCAGACCGCGCGTGTCGCCACGCTGGCGCATACCGTCATCCAGAGCCAGCTCGACGGCCTCACCCCGGCGCGCGCGGCGCGCATCCTGCGCCAGGCCGACGAGGGCGACATCATCGCCCAGCACCAGCTGTTCGACGACATGTACGACCGCGACGCGCACCTGCGCTGCGAGTTCGACAAGCGCGCCAGCGCGGCGGTGGGGCTGGACTGGAGCATCGAGCCGCCCAGTAACGCCAGCCGTGCCGAAAAAAAGGCCGCGGCGCGGGTCGAGGTCATGCTGCGCGATACCGTCGACGACCTGGAAGACGTCATCCTCAACATGATGGATGGCGTGGGCCACGGCTTTGCCGCCATCGAGCTGCAGTGGGAGCGCTGGGGCGACGACTGGATCCCCGCGTTTCACCCGCGCCCGCAGACCTGGTTCCGGCTGTCGCAGGACCGGCGCGCGCTGCGGCTCAACGACGGCAGCCCGGACGGCAGCGAGCCGCTCAGCATGGGCTGGATCATGCACCAGCACACCAAGGTCAAGACGGGCTACCTGGGCCGCATGGGGCTACACCGCGTGCTGGTGTGGCCGTTTTTGTACAAAGCGTATTCGATCGGCGATTTTGCCGAGTTCCTGGAAACCTACGGCCTGCCCATCATCGTCGGCAAATACATGGCCGGCGCCAGCGCGGAGGAAAAGTCCAGCCTGATGCGGGCGGTGTCGGCCCTGGGCCACGACGCCCGCGCCATCATGCCCGACGGCATGAGCCTGGAGATCCAGAAGATCACCGGCGGCGGCGAGGGCAGCCACCACTTGAACATGGTGCAGTGGGCCGACGGCGCGCAGAGCAAGGCCATCCTGGGCCAAGTGCTCAGCGCCGAGGCCAAGGCTACCGGCCTGGGTAGCGGCGTGGCCGACCTGCATGCCGATGTGCGGCGCGACATCCTGTTGTCCGACGCGCGCCAGCTCGCCGGCACGCTGACGCGCGACCTGGTGTATCCGCTGCTCGTGCTCAACGGCGGCGGCATCGACAGCTACCGCCGCTGCCCGCGCTTTGTGTTCGACCTGGGCCAGGCCGAGGACATGGCCGCCTACGCCACCGCGCTACCCGCGCTGGCGCGCGGCGGCGCCCGCATCCCGGTGAGCTGGGTGCACGAAAAACTGCGCATCCCCGAAGCGGCCGAGGGCGAGCCGGTGTTTACCGACAGCGCCCCGGCCGCCCCGCCGGCAGACCCGGCCGGCCCCGACGTGCCGCCCGCCCCCGCGGCCGCATTGCGCGGCGCGTGGCGCCAGGTGGCCGCACTGGCCGCGGGCACCGCGCGCCCCACGCCCGACGCCGCGGACCTCGCCACGCCCGCGCTGGGCGCCCAGGCCGAGGCCAGCATCCTGGCCTGGCTTGAGCAGATCCAGGCCATGCTCGACCAGGCGGAGAGCCTGGAGGCGTTCCGCGAGCAGCTGCTGGCCCGCTACGCGGACCTGCCGCAGGTCGATCTGGTGCAGGTGCTGGCCTCGGCCCTGGCCGTCGCCGAACTGGCCGGGCGCAGCGAGGTTGAAGATGGCCGCTGACGCTCGGCCAGCGAGGGCTTGACGATGGACCGCACGCGCTTCGAGGCCGCTTTCGCGCTGCCCTTCGTCGAGCAGATCGCGTTTTTCCGCGCCAAGCTCAACCTGCCCACAGGCCGCTGGGACGACATCTGGCAAGCGGCGCACGACCGCGCGTTTGTCGTGGCCGGCGCCACCGCGGCCGACTTGCTCGATGACCTGCGCACGGCCATCGACAAGGCCATCGCCACCGGCACCAGCCTGGAGACGTTCCGCAAGGATTTCCGCCGCATCGTTGCCGAGCGCGGCTGGACTGGCTGGACCGGCGAGGGCACCCGCGCCGGCCAGGCCTGGCGCACCCGCGTCATCTACGAGACCAACCTGCGCACCAGCTACGCCGCCGGCCGCTGGGCGCAACTGACCAACCACCAGTTGCTCGCCGTGCGCCCGTACTGGCGCTATGTACACAGCGACAGCGTCGCCAACCCGCGCCCGCTGCACAAACTGTGGGGCGACCGCCGGCTGACGCTGCACCACACGCACCCGTTTTGGCGGCAGTTTTTCCCGCCAAACGGCTGGGGCTGCCGCTGCTATGTCGTGGCCGTGGCCGCACCGCGCCCGGGCGACATGACCGACCTTGGCGATGGCTGGGAGCTGGTCTTGCCCGCCACCGGCGCCCCGGCCGGCATCGACAAGGGCTGGGCCTACGCGCCCGGCGCCAGCGCGGCCGACGCGCTGCGCCAGCTCATCGACACCAAGGCCGCGGCGCTGCCCGCACCGCTGGCCGACGCCTTCCGCCAGGCCGTGGTCACGCTGCCGCCGGCGCCGCAGTCATGACCGACCGCATCACCGTCGAGCTGGACATCGCCCCGGTCGTCGCCCGGCTCGATGCGCTGCTGCGGCAACTCGGCCCCGGCGGGCTGGACGCGCCGCTGCGCGAGATGGGCGAAGACCTGGTGGAATCCATCAAGCGCCGCTTCGAGACCAGCACCGGCCCCGACGGCACGCGCTGGGCGCCCAACAGCATGGCGACGATCATGGGCTACCTGGAGCAGACCAGCGGCAACTACCGCAAGGATGGCCGGCTGTCGAAAAAGGGCGCCGGCCGGGCGATGAGTAAAAAGCCATTGGTCGCCAGCGGCATCCTGCAGGGCACCATTCGTTACGAGGTTGCCGGCGACAGCCTGTTCGTCGGCACCAACCGCTTTGCGGGCGACTGGGATGGCGGCGCGGCCGTGCTGCACTTCGGTAGCAAAGACGGCAGCATCCCGGGGCGGCCGTTCCTGGGCGCGGACGAAGAGGACGTGCAGCGGATGCTGGATGTGTTGGAGCGGTATTTTTCCGGGTGATGTAAAAAAGGCCCGTAGCGGGCCTTTTGATGTGCGGGTAGGGGTAGGTATCACCTTGAGGGTGTTTTCCTCTCCTGCCGCGTTACTGGGAGTTACTGTTTGACTTCTGCGCGGGAGTGTCGGCGGTAAAGAACTGGTACGGGTCTGCAAACCCATACGCACCGAGCGCGAGCACTTGGCGCATGACCGTCGTTTCCTGGTTGTGGGTGCCGGCAGTCATGATCGGCCCGAATAGCACCTCTTTCTCCCAGACCGTCTTCGCAATACCGAGAGACAGCATCCATTCATGATCCAGCCGGGACGAAGTTACAGGCGCAGGGGTGCGGCCTGGATTCTTCGGCCGCCAGCTGTTGCCGGCGCCCCACAGGTTGCGCGTATCCCCCAAGTCGCGGCCGAGCACCAGCGAGACAGCCGTTTCCGCCAGCAGCCGCTGCGGCCGGGTCAGCGACTTCACCGGCACGCCGACCATCAGTCGCAAGGGCATGTCGGTAGTGATGTTGAGCGCGCTCATGAATTGCGGTTTTTTGCCCTCCCCCGCGTAGATCGCAGCCCCGAACGCTCTGATGAACCGGGGGATGTCAGGATGGTTGTGGTCGCCATCGAAGAGCGCGGCAACGGAGAGGCAGGCGATTCGTTCGCTCACGGCAGCGCTCCTTTACGGTCGCAATGGGGGTAAAGCGCGTCGAGGTGCCGGCGGGCATCGTCCAGGCAGACAGCCACGGCACCGATCAGGTCGCCCAGGTGATCGATCTGCTTATTGAGCACGGGGTCGCGTGTGCATGGCAAGAAATCGGTCAGCGCCGAAGCCACCGCGCGGGCAGCGCTGATGCTGGCGCACGTGTCGTACCAGATGTTTGAAGGGAGAAGGGGCGTTGCAGGCGCGCTTTGGCTCATGATGAACCTCCGTAGGATGCGGTTGTATTCCCGCCACCCCCTGCCAAGAGGGCGGACGGAACCGGGCGAGGTTGGCAGACCGGCCCTACGGAGCCGGCACGCCCGAAGGCGTCCCCGCTCGGCCCGCCCATTGACATCATAATCAGGCGTGCGAGCGCTGCGCACAAAAAAGCCGCTTCCTGATGAAAAGGATTGCGGCGTTCATGCGCCGTAGAGTTCCGAGCTGCCAAGCTCGTGCTGCCGTTGGTGCGGCAGCGATTGGATTTTGCGCGCTATTTGGCACAAGAGCAAGCCGTCGAATAAAATTGAATCCCAGAGTCATTTTGCATCTCGCTCGGCTCGGGTCTGCCGTCGCCTGCCGTCAGGCTGCTGGCAACAAAATCACATGCCTTGATATTTGGAGGAAGGATGGCAGCGCAGCCCATTAAATGCATAGGCGGAGACTACATCGGCAATGGAAGTATCCATTTTGGCGTTCTGTGGCTTGGCCCCAAAGCGGACAAGTTCCAGGGCTTCAGCTTCTCCATGCCCAAGCAAAGATACGCTCCATCTGATGTCGTGAAGCTCACCGAGATGGGGCAAGAGCAGGTCAAGTCTTTTCTCGGGGCATCTGTTGCAGCCGGTGCAGGCGCTTTGCTGCTCGGTGGCATTGGCCTGGTCGCCGGCGCGCTTGCCGGTGGAAATAAGCATAATGCGCTCGTAGCGGTCGAGTTCGCTGACGGCAAGAAGGCCGCGTTCTCAATTGACCCAGGCAATAAGCCTTATATCTGCTTCAAACTGTACGCGCTTGAGAGGGGGCTGGTGGAGCATGAATTCTAGGCTGTCATCGCCCTCCGAATAGTTTCACCCCCCGCCTGACCCCGCCCGGCGCCGATCATCGGCGCCATGGATCACACAGTCCGCGTCGCCCTCTCTGCTGCCTCCCATCCCGCCTTGGCCGTTTGCACGCTGCGCGTGTATCCGGGGCAGGAATACATCCGCCTGATTCCGGACGGTGAATTCCACGCCCCGCGCGGGGCGATGGAAGGCGCCGGGCCGTGGCGGCTTACGCCGCAGTCTGCGGCGCGTGTCATTGCCGCAAACCGCAACCGGTCGGCGGACATCCTCATCGACTTCGAGCACCAGGCGCTGCTCAGCGAGCGCAACGGCCAGCGCGTGATCGCCGCGGGCTGGGTCGATCCGCGCTCGCTGGAATACCGCCCCGATGGCGCCGAGCCCGGCCTGTACGGCCGCGTCAAGTGGGTGGGCGACACGGCCGAGCTGCTCGAAGCGGACCTGTTGCGTTACCTCTCCCCGGTTTTTCCTGCGGACCCCGACACCGGGGAGCCGCTCGATCTGTACCACGCTGCGCTGACCAATGTGCCCGCCATCGACGAGCCCATCAGCGCGGCGCTGTCCGCGCGTTATCGCCCCCACACCACACAGGAGGATCCCCAGATGGACCTGCTCAAAAAGCTGCTTGCCGCGCTCGGTCTGCCCGAAGCGACGAGCGAAACCGATGCCCTGGCCGGCGTCGCCGCACTGAAGGCCAAGGCCGACACCGGCCAGGCCGAACTTGCGGCGCTGAAGGCCGCCCCGCCGGCCACGCCGGACCCGGCCAAGTTCGTGCCGGTCGAAACCATGCAGGCCATGCAGTTGCAGATCGCCGCGCTGTCGGCGCGCGTCAATGACGACGAGTCCGGCCGGCTGATCGACGGGGCCATGGCCGAAGGCAAGCTCACCGAGGCCCAGCGCCAGTGGGCGGCGGACCTGGGCAAGAAGGACATCGCCGCGCTGCGCGCCTACGTTGCCAGCGCGCCCGCCATTGCGGCGCTGAAGGGCATGCAGACCGACGGCAAGGACATGGGCAAGCCGGTGGCCGGCAAGCTGACTGACAGCGAGCTGGCCGTGTGCAAGGCCATGGGCATCTCTGCCGATGAATTCCTGAAGCACAAGGGAGCGTGACATGGCCGCGCAGACTGCAGACCGCAACACTCCGTACCGCACGGCGGAGGACTTCGAATTCCCCGTCGCGGCGGCAACCAAAATTTTCGGCGGCGCGCTGGTGTGCATCAACGCCAGCAGCCTGGCCACCAAGGGCGCCACCGCAACCGGGCTCAAGTGCGTGGGCATCGCCCGCGACGTGGCCGACAACTCGGCCGGCGCGGCCGGCGCCATCCGCGTCAAGGTGCGCCGCGGATGCTTCCGCTTTGCAAACAGTGCGGCGGCGGACCTGGTCGCGCTGGCCGACATCGGTGCCGATTGCTACGTCGTCGATGACCAGACCGTGGCGAAGACCAGCGCCAGCAACACTCGATCCATCGCCGGCAAGGTGCGCGACGTCGACGCCGACGGCGTGTGGGTCGAAATCTGATTCCTCCATTGGAGATACGTTAATGATCGTCAACCGCGAAAACCTCAATTCCGTCTACACCGGGTTCAAAACGGCGTTCTCTCAGGCGTTTTCTGGTGTGGCGCCGTCCTGGGGGAAGATCGCCACGCTGGTGCCCAGCGCCACCAAAACGGAGGATTACGCCTGGCTGGGCCAGTGGCCCCAGTTGCGCGAATGGATCGGCGACCGGCACATCAAGAACCTGCAGGCGTCCGGCTACCAGCTGACGAACAGGAAGTTCGAGAGCTCGGTGGGCGTGCCGCGTGACGACATCGAGGACGACACCTACGGCGTGCTGACGCCGCTGTTTGCCGAGATGGGCTATGCCGCAGCCTCTCACCCGGACGAGCTGGTCTTCGCGCTGCTGGCCGCGGGCCACACCACGCCATGCTACGACGGCCAGTACTTCTTCGACACCGACCATCCGGTTGGCAGTGGCGTCGTCAGCAACAACCTGGGCGGCTCCGGCACGCCATGGTTCCTGCTCGACAACAGCCGGCCGCTGAAGCCGCTGATCTTCCAGCGCCGCCGCGACTATGCGCTGAAGGCCATGACGGACGAGAAGGACGAGGCCGTCTTCATGCGCGACGAATACCGCTACGGCGTTGATGCGCGCTGCAATGTGGGGTTCGGCTTTTGGCAGATGGCAATGCGCAGCGCGCAGACGCTGGACGAGACAAACTACGCCGCCGCCCGCGTTGCGCTCATGAACATGAAGAGCGACGAGGGGCGCCCGCTGGGCGTCAAACCCGCGCTGCTGATCGTGCCGCCCAGCCTGGAGGGCGCTGCGCTGAAGTTGGTGCAGGCCGAAGCCAACGCCGCCGGCGCCAGCAACATCTACCGCAACACCGCCCAGGTGCTGGTCTGCCCCTGGTTGTCGTAACGCATACCTCCCCCCCCCCTGGGGCGTTGATCGCGGGCGGCTGGCAGCCGCTGCCCGCCGGGAGCCCAGTGACTGCCTTCGGCCGGAAACCTCGGGCAAGGGGTTGGATAACCGGCGACCTGGTTGGTTTAGCCCCTTGCACCAGACATGGAGCCCACGATGAGCAAGAAAGCCGTTACTGCCGTAGCCGAGATCGCCGTGCCCGAGCCGGCGCCCGAGGCAGCGGCGCCGGTCATGACGGTACGCTGCACGCGCCTGCGCGGGGTGTGGCGTGCCGGGCGGTTCTGGCCGCCGGAGGTTGTCCGGGTGTTTGCCGGCGATCTGAGCGATGAGCAGCTCGCGGCCGTGCGTGCAGAGCCGCTGCTGAGCGTGCGCGAGGTGGAGCATGAGTGAGGCGTTCCGGCGCAAACATCAGGCGCGGCAGTCGGCGGACTGGGCGCTGGATAACGATGGGTCGGTGATGGGGTTGATCGGGCCGGGCGAGCAGCTGCTGGTGCCGGTCGTTATGCCTGGCGAGGGCGGCGGCGGCGGCATCAGCTCGGACTCGGCCCTTGCGCTGCCGTTTGCGCTGCGGCAGGAGCCCAATAAAGGGTGGCCCATCGAGCGGCCGAATCACCCGGGGCCGTTGATCCTGATCGGCTGGGATGATCCCCCCGCGTGGACAGGGTCGCAGTACGACCAGTGGATCAAAATTCCCCGCGTGCATGTCCCCCTGGTCGAAACATTTGCGTCGCAACCCCTTGGCCCCGTGCCTGCAGATGAGTTTGCGCAATATTGGGCGGCTGCGTATGCGCCGGTGGAGATCGCCGAGCACCCCCTCTCCTCGGGGCGTGTCCTGCGGTTTGTCGGGCCGGGAGGTACTGCGCGCGGGGTGATTGTATTCGAGCGGCTCGGGGCTGAAACAGACCAGGATATGCTGGCGCGCGTCATCCGCCCGGCCCCCGCGAACCTGAACCAAAACGCAATCGGACTGATCGTCCGCGCCAGCAAAATAGGCACATCACGGGCAGGGTATTTACTCAATGTGCGTAGCACGAGCCCGGCTGAGATCACTCTCACGAAATTCCAGGGCAACGTCAGTACCACCCTGGCAACCCTCGTGCTCCCGTCTGAGCTGTCGTCTGCGGTCAAAGCGGCGGCGGCGGTCGTCATGATGCGCCTGCGGGCGGTTGGCTCCGAAATCACGGGGTCAATCTGGCTTGCTGGCGCGGACGAGAGTACAGCGTCGGTGCTCACAGCAACTGATAACGGTGTCGTGAGTGGGTATGCTGGTGTGACATCTGCCTCGGGAAATTATGAGGGGCTCGTGGACTATGTTGCCATTGCATACGGGGGTAATGTCGCACCCATTGGGGCCGGGGCATGAGCCTGCAAACTGCATTCGAGCTGGGGGGGTACGCCGAGTGGACGCCGCTGGCGGAGGAGATGGCGTATCTCGACGCTGTGGTCGCACTCGGCCCCCGGGTGCGCCTGCATACTGCGCAACTCAGTGCGGGGGGGCTCCCGGTGCGCGTTTTCGAGGTGTCGACGTCGCAGGACGCACCCAAGGGGGCCATGCTGCTAGTCGGTCAGCAGCATGGCCCAGAGGTTGCGGGGCGCGAGGCGTTGTTGGTGTTGTTGCGAGAGTGGGCAACGACCAGCGACCCGGCGGTGCTGGCATATCTCGACCAGCACCGCATCTACGTCATCCCGACCGCTAATCCAGACGGGCTCCCGAAGCCGGGTCTGCCCAACGGTACTCGGGGTAATGCAGATGGGGTGGATATAAACCGGGATCACTGCGCGCTGCTGTCCCCCGAGGGGCGTCTGATACAGCGGATGATTACGGAGCATCGCCCAGGAATCGTGATCGATTCGCACGAGCAGGCAGGTACCGCAGGAACCCGTATTGAGTACCTGCGCGGAGTTCACCCGATGGTGGCCCCTGAAATCGAGCGACTGCAAGCGCGGTTGGAGCAGGAATTGATTGCGATGGCAAACACATACCCCGGGTGGTCTGGGCGTCAATTTACACTGGCCCCCGACCCCAACCCTACCCTTGCCCGGACGGCTGTGCTGCGAAACGCTCTTGGGATTTTGATTGAGTCGTGCGGCCTGGACCCCACGCCCCGCGTGGATCGCTATCGGCTACAAAAAATGAGCTTTGAGCTTGTGCAGAGGTTTCATGCGCAGCATTCCGCCAGGATTGCTGCGGCATGTGATGCTGGCCGAGTGCGGGGAGTCGTACGAGCGGCCGATCCCGCCCGCATCTACGACTGGTGGACAGCGCAATCCCCTGCAACGCCCGGCGGTTACTTTGTAACGTCCGCACAATACGCCGATCATGGTTATGTATGGGACGCGTTCGGCATCGCCCCCGTGACAGTTGCCGGAGGCTACGAAATCGGCATTGACAGCGAATTCCCGCTGTTAGCGACGCTGCTCGACAGCCGATCGTACTCTCCGGCGTTTGTCGCCACTCCGCTTGCCGGTGCCACTTCCGATCTGCGTCTGATCAACCCCGGCACCGGCTGGGTGCCGTGCACTGCTCATGCGTTGATTGCCGGAGCCTGGCAGGCCCCAGAATAATTTCATCCCCCTGCCTCCACCGCCGCGCACCGATGATGACGCTATTCCGTCATCGGTGCGCGCGCCATGCCTTATTCGTCTCAATCAGATCTGATTGACCATTTCGGCCTCGACGAACTCGTCGAGCTGACCGACCGCGCCACGCCGCCGGCCGGGGTCATCGACGTTGATGTGCTCGCCCACGCCCAGGCGACGGCCGATGCCGAAATCGACGGCTACATCGGCCTGCGCTATCCGCTGCCGTTTGTCGTGATCCCGCCGCGCCTGCGGGATCTGGCGTGCGACATCACGCGCTACCACCTGTACATCCACGCAGCGCCCGAGCTGGTCATCGAGCGCTACAAGCGCGCCATCGCATTCCTGATTCTGGTTTCCGATGGCCGCGCCACGCTGGGCCTGGCCGAAGAAAGCGGCAGCGCCGGCATGGGGCTGGCTGAGATCAGCACCGGGCGGCGCCTGTTCGCGCGCGGAGACCGCCGGTGACCACGCTGCTGGACGACTGGCTGGCGCCGGGCGACCGCATCGTTACGCGCCTGGTTGAACAGGTGCCGGCGCTGCGCATGGTGGAAACCATGAGCACGCTGGCCGCCGATGCGATCGAGCAGCGCATCAAGGCGCAGGCGCCAGCCGCCATCGTCGTCTACATGGGCGATCGCATCGCCCCCGACCCCCGCGCCCCCCGTGTGAGCGCCGGCGCGCAGCGCTGGTGCGTGGTGCTGGCCGTGCGCAATGCGCGCGCGGGCGGCAATAACGCGGCGCTGTCCGGCGAGGCCGGCCCGCTGCTGCCGCTGATCCGCCACGCGCTGGCCGGCTGGATGCCGCTGGACGATGGCCGTCCGCTGCGCCCCACGGCCGGCATGGCGCCGGGCTTCGGCGTGGCGTTCGGCTACTACCCGCAGATGTTCGAGCTGGATTTTGTCACCGTGCCGCGCTGACGGCCGAACCCTGGAGTAAGCAAAATGGATGTTCTCGAGTATTTCTCCGGCCAGGCGAAAATCTTCGCCGGCCAGCGGCGCAGCAACGGCCTGCCGGGCCAGATGCGATGGGTCGGCGACGCGCTGATGGAGTTCGGCTTCACGCCCAACGAGACCAAGTTCAAAGAGAATTGGACCGGCCAGCGCGGCGACGGCCTGGTGCTGCCGGGCGACACCGAGGCGAACCTGACGATCACGTTCCTGCAGTTCAACAACGAGAATTTCGCCTTGGCTTCGCGCGGCGAGGAAGTCACGCAGTCGGTGACGGCGGTTACGGATCTCGTTGTTGCCGAGACGTTGCCGGCCGTTGGCGACATTCTGTCGCTGCAGCATTTCAACGTGTCGTCCGTCACGCTGGAAGACTCGACGACGCCGTCGGCCAAGACGCTGACGCCGGACGTCAACTACCGGCTGAACCCCAAAACGGGCAGCGCGGAGATCCTCGACGTAACGACGGGCGGGCCGTTTGTGGCGCCGATCACGGCCGACCTGACGCCCGGCGCGGCCAGCTTCATCCGCATGATGAGCGGCACGGCGCGCGAGTACTGGATCCGAATGGAAGGCGTTAATACCGTGCCCGGCGCCACATTCAAGAATTTCGTCGCCGAGTTCTACCGCTGGTCGCCCCCGCCGTCCGAGTCGTTCTCGCTGATCCACGACGGCCAGAGCCGGCTGGAATCGCCCATCGCCGGCGCAGTGCTGGCGGACACGACCAAGGCGGCGGATGGCCCGTTCGGCTATTACGGCCGTCTCGTGATGCTGCCGTAAGCCATGACGCACGACCCCGTAGCCGCACAGCTCGACGCGCTGTTCGCCGCCCCGGTGCATGTCACCGTGGGCGGCCGGTGCGTTGCGGTGCGCGGCGTGTGGCTGGGCGAGCTGGCTGAGTTCCTGCGGCTGTATCAGTCCAACCCGGGCGACAACGCCGACCAGGTCGAGCCCGAGGATGCGCGGGTCTGGATGGGCAGCGTCACCGCGATGCTCGCCCGCCTGTGCGGCGAGCGGGCGGAGTGGATCGACACCCTGCCCGAGGCTGACCTGGACGCGTTGTTCGGCGCAATGTGGGAGGCCAACCGCATTCTGTTCGACGCTCGCGGCCGCAGCGGCCCGCGCAGCGGCGAAAAGATCAGCTGGGCCACGGCCGCGGCGGTGCTGGTTGAGGCCGGCCACCGCCCCGCCGACATCGAGCGCTACACCCTGGTGCAGGTCGAGCACTACATGGCCGCGCATGCGCGCCTCGAGGCCGACCGCAAGATTTCCGCGCTGTCGATCGCCCGTGCGGCGCGCGCCAGCGAAAAGGGCTATCGCTCGTTCGCGCGCGCGCTGGAGTCGGCGCGCACAAAGCTGGGGAGGTAAGCCGTGGCGGACAGGTCGCTGGACTTTTCGATGCGGGTGTCGGCGGACACGCGCGAAGGGCGTGCCGCGCTGGCTGCGCTCAGGCAGAGCCTGAGGGAGGTTGGCGCAGGCAGTGGCACAACGCTCGATCCTTTCACCGCATCGGTGGCGCGCGCCACGGGCGGCATTCGTGATCTGAACACGAGCCTCGGGCCGCTGAAATCTGCGCTGGCTGGCGTGACTGCGGCGATCAGCGTCGGCAAAATCCTGTCGATGGCCGAGGAGTACCAGCAGTACACGGCCCGCCTGCGCCTGGCGACGCAATACACAGGCGCCTTCGTCGAGATGCAGGCCGCGCTGCGCGACGTGGCGCGCGATACGCGGGCGCCGATCGCGGAAACGGTGGATCTGTACACCAAGCTGGCGCCGGCGCTGACGGGGATGGGGCGCACCGGCCAGGCGGCGGCGGACATCATCGGCACGGTGAACAAGGCGATCGCGCTGTCGGGGGCGTCGGCGGGTGCATCCCAGGCGTCGCTTGTCCAGTTCGGGCAAGCGTTGGGTTCGGGCGTGCTGCGCGGGGATGAACTGAATTCGATTCTGGAGCAGACGCCAGCGCTGGCCGACGCGATTGCCGAAGGCCTGGGCCGCACGCGCGGCGAGTTGCGCAAGATGGGCCAGGACGGTCAGCTGACGGCCGAGGTTGTGGTTGCCGCGCTCGAAAAGGTCAAGGACCGCGTCGACAGGGACTTTGCGACTACGGCGAAAACCAGAAGCCAGGCGATGAATCAGCTACGCAATGAAGTTGTCGAGCTGATCGGTGGCATGGATCGCGCGTTCGGTGCGACCAAGGTTGTCGTCAACGGCCTGGTGCTGATCGCCGACAACATCGAGGCCGTGGTCCAGTACGGCGTGCCGTTGCTTGTCGCCGCGCTAGTGCCGATGATCTATCGGCTTGGGCTGACAGCAGCGGCAGCAACGCGGGCGGCGATCGCGCTAGCAGTATTCAATCCGGCTGGGATCGCCATCGGCGTCGCAGCCGCTGCGGGGGCGTACTACGCGCTCAACAAGGCGTTGGAAGAGGTTGCCGAAAACCAGGGCAAGCTCAACGCCGAAGAGCAGGCGGCCAAGGTCAAGCAGGACGCCAATGCCCGGCTCAAGCTCGAAGAAGACCTCACCGCTGCTACCGTGCGGCTGCACAAGCTGCGCGCCGTTGCTGCAGGTAAGGCCAATGCGTCGATCCTGCTGACGACGAAAGAGGCTATCGAGAAAGGCGCCGAGATCCAGCGCAAGGCCATCGAAGCCCAGATCAAGGGCTATGAGTCGCTGGGCGACACACTCAACAAAGTGTGGGGCGATGCCATCGAAAAGGCCCGCTCGCTGCGCGCCGAAGCGGTCAAACTGCAGCAGGACGCCGCTGCCGCGCGCACCGCCGGCGCCGACAAGGCGCAGGACCGCCGCATGCGCGGCTGGACCGACGAGGAAAAGGACAGCTACGCCCGCCGCCAGGCGCGCGACCTGCGCGACCAGGCGAGCCGCAGCGCGACGTTTGCCCAGAATGCCGCGCTGCGCGGTGACCTGGAGCGCGCTGCCCAGCTTGCGGCCGAGGCGGCGAAGTACGCCGAGCGCGCCGAGAAGTACGGCGACATGATCCAGGACGATGATGTCGCCGCGAACCTGTTCGAGGAGCTGGGCCGCATCCGCGAAGACGCGCTGAAGGCGCAGTCGCAGATCAAGCAAGCCGAAGCGAAGGCGCAAGAAGACCTTGCCGCCGCAGTCACCGAGCAGATCGCGCAGAACGAAGAACGTCTGAAGGCGTTGCGCGCCGAGCTGGAAAAGCCCGCGACGCTCCAAGCCGACATCACTCAGGCCGAGGCGCAGATCAAGCAGCTGCAGGCCCAGCTCGACGCGCTGAAAGACAAGACGATCACCGTGACGGTGAACACCGTCAGCACCGCGCCCGCAGACACGCGCGGCATGTCGCGCGAAGAGCTGATCGAAGCGATTCCGGGCCGCGCCTACGGTGGCCCGCTGCCCGGCCGTGCCCCGCACGACCGCGCCGACAACGTGCTCTACCGCGGCACCCCCGGCGAATGGGTCATCCAGCGCCCGGCCGTGCGTTACTGGGGCGCCAGCTTTTTGCGGGCGATCAACGAAATGCGCATGCCGCGCTTCGCCTACGGCGGCGAGATCGGCGCCGAGCAGCGCGCACCACTGGCTGCGGCCGGCAGCAGCGAGAGCCGCACGCCCGTCGTGCTGCAATGGCCCGACGGCAGCCGCTCGCCGCTGTCGGCACGTGACGACGTGGCCGATGAGATCGTGCGCGTCTTTCAACGTGCCGCGCTGCAGCGGGGGCGCCGATGAGCCGCCGTCAGCCGGACCTGACCATCAACGGCCTGCGCCTGCCGCTGCGCATCGGCGGAGAGATCCAGCAGAGCTACGAGGACATCGGCGGTTTCACCCTGCTGCGCCTGGGCGCCGGCGCGGCCGTGCCGCAGCAGAGCTGGCGCAAGCTGCGCACCACGCTGTCCGCACAGGGCATCGCCCCGCCCGGCCTGGCTGCCGTCGACTGGACGCAGCCGGTAACGCTCGGCTGCATCGCCGCGCGCTCGATCCAGTCTGCGAGCAACATCATCAACATCCCAGCCGGCCGCCGCACCGATGCGCCGCCCTACGGCTGGGCCGTGATGCCGGACGGCCTGCTGCGGCCCACGGCCGTGGCTGTGGCCGGTAACGTCGCCACGCTGACGGCCATCGCTGGCGCGGCAGGTTACCAGGTGCTGTGGTATCCGCTGCTCAGTGTGTATGCCATCGCTGGCGTGCAGGCGAGCTATGACGCGGCCGGGGCGGTGGCGGGCTGGGAACTGGTGGCCGAGGAGGTATAGCGTGGCCGGATCGATATCGTTTTCTGTTCTGCCGGCCTGGCGGGATGATGTCATCGTCACCATCACCAAGGTGGAGGCGCGCATCGGCGGCGCATGGGTCGATTACACGGGCGCGAGCGTCACAGAGGGCGGCGAGAGCAATTTCGCGTCGTATGCGCCAGGCGTTGGGTATGTGAGCGCGCCGGGTGAATGGTGGTGCAATGTCCATCTTGATGCGCTGCCGCCGGCGACGCCCCTGCCGACGCAGATTCGCATCACTGTTCGCGTGTCGGAGGCCGTGTCGTCGGCCGAGGTGTACGCAAACATTTATGGCGAAGAGGGTGCGGCGGGGGGTGGTACAGAGCTCGATCTGGACACATCGCCCGCAGTCGTCACGTTCGATGTTGAGCGCGACTTTGTTGGCGCCCCGTGGCAACCCTCCGTCGAGTTGCCAATCGAGGTGACGGTGACGCGGCCGGTCATGGATTTTGTCCAGATTCATGCCATCGTGCCCGCCGGGTCGATCATCGTCACAAAGATCGAAACCGAGCAAGCAGGGGAGTGGACGGACAGAACCGGCGAACCTGTCGTGCCCGCGCCCTGGCTTGGGGGGCTGGTCGAATACGGCCCCGATGGCTACGTTTTCGGCGACGGTACCATTTCCGGCGTCCCTGGGATTACCACGCTGTCCCCCTCGCATATCACGGGGTTGCGGGTAACGTGGTATCGCCCCGGCCCAGGCGTGACTATCGGGTTCGGCGTCGTTGCACGCAGCGGCGCGCATTACAGTGTCGGCCTCGTAGAAGAGTTCGTGAGCAGCGCAGGGAGTAGCGCCGCTGCGCCGATCGTCACTATGATAACCGGCCTGGATTTCACCGGGCTCGCAGTGTCGGACGACGAGCCGATCGATGGCTATATCGCGCTACCCGTATCTGTGTCGGTGTCTGCGCCGCTGGCGTCACGTGTCGAGTTGCCCATCCGGCTGCAGGTGGCCGCGCCGGCGCTGATCGAGCTGCCCGTCCAGCTGCAGGTGGCCGCGCACATTGCTCCACCGGGGGCAGCGCCCTGGCCTGCCGCGCCCGGCGGCGCCTGGCGGGCTGTAGTGGTTCTGGGCAGCGCGGACATCAGCGCGCAGCTGTCGGGCCGGGTCAGTGTGTCGCATGGCGACAATCAGGCTGCGATCGCGGAGTTTTCCATGCTGCCCACCGCGGCGCCCGACCTCGATCTGCTGGTCGGTCGGCCGGTGCGCATTGCGTTCGCTGCTCAAGCCAATCCTGTGGCGCACACGATCTACACCGGCGTGGTCGACGTGGCAGCGATCGACATCAACACGGGCATCGTCACGTGCCGATGCCACGATCAGTTGCAAGAGCGGGCATCAAACCTGTCGCGCGCCTGGATCGATGCTGAGGTCGGCGGCAGCTGGCACGTGGCGATCGACGGCGAGCCGGAAAACAGCCGGGACTACCTGGAGCAATGCATCCAGAGCGTGCCTGCATCGTACGCGATCGACCCGCTCGGCACGTTTCGTGTGCTGCCGTGGCGCGGTGCAGGACTGCGCCATGAGATGATCGCAGCCGCCGACTGCGTCGACGGCTCGTTGTCGCTCGACATGCCGCGCCGTGGCGAAATGGTGACGCGCGTCGAGGTCCGCAGCGAGTACCGCTACGAACGCCTGCGGGCACGTGGCGCGCTGGCGCAGTACCAGCAGCCGATCGCGTTCTACCAGCCGCTGATCTCGCCGAGTGGGGCAATGGTGCGGTCGGGCAAGCAAATGCTGATGACGGCAATGGTACAGGGCGCGACCGATTCGATCGGTGGATGGATTCTCACGGGGCGGGAGATCGATCATCCGCCCGCCCGGAACTGGAACTTGGGGACCGGGCTGGACCCGTACAACTGGTTCATCACTGCGGCCGCGGCGCCGTCGTTCGCGCTGGGGTTCCGTGCGTGGTTCGCGACACGCTGGACTCAGACGGTAACGGAGGACTACACGCTGACGGTCGTATGCACCGCGCTCGAGGACCGTCTGGGCATCCCTGTATCTGAGCAGATTGGCGCTTCGCTGCAAGCCGAGTTCGACGGCGCCAATTGGTCGAGCGATGCGAGCATCACGCCGCTGGCCATTACCGACAGAACCCGTTTCGTCGGCGATCGAATCACAGCCCACCAGCCCGCCGGCGCCGCTCCGGCAGATCGCGATGCGCTGCTACGCGCACTGCTCGACCGCGCCCGGACACGCATCCATGCGAGCACGCGCACGGGGCGCGCGGCGTTTGAGCTGCCGTTGCGGCCGGATATGTGGCTCGACTGGCATGTCACGCTGGAGTCGTCGCGCGTCCGGGTTGCCGGAAAGGTCGCAAAAGTCTCGCACGAGATGGACATCGGCAGCGGCGCGGCGATCACCTCGGCCGAGCTTGTGTTCGGGCTGCCGGGGAATGCCGATGCGGAGCGTGTGCCGTGGGTTCTGCCGGCGACCCCGCACGATTCCTACTCCCCGCCTGCGAGCGCGTTTTCGTGCGAAATCGGTACGTTCGTCGGCGGTGGTGTGTCGTCAGCGCCATGGGACGACAGCGCGATGATCGGATTCTCGACGAACTATCAGCAAAGTGGCGAAGAGAGCGATGCGTACGAGTTCTACCCGCATCAACTGCGCGTACAGGCGCCAGCGCTGGCGGCGGAAGACCGCGACCCACGCGACTTACCCGTTGCTGCGCAGTACGAAATCGACATACCGACCGATCTACTGGAGATGATGTGATGAGTGTGAGCTGGCAGTTTTTTGCGGATGCGGGCAAGACAGTCCCGTTGGCGACCCTATCGGTTGCAGTGTCGACGTTCGGGGGGGTACAGGAGGGCGTCGTCTATTTCGGTTCAAATGCCGCCGGGCGCCAGCTCCAGGCTGCATCCGACCCGGGGTCCGATCCCATCGAGATCTGGGCGCACGACACTGATCCCGAGGCCGGGCTGACGGCTGGAGCGGTCAAGCTGGCGCTGAGCGCCGGAGGGCTCGACGGAGCATCGGCGGGCGATCCGATCACAGTGGGGACGACGATCAGTAGCACCACCGTGATTGCTGTTCACTACCGCATCACGGTGGCCGCGATGGCCGAGGCCGTCTATTCCGACGTCCAATTGCGCACTTCCAGCGTCATCGAGCTGGACGCATAGCCATGGCGGCTGCACCGAACTCTAGTGCGCTCGAAAAGGCGTTGCAGCGGCTTCTTGAACGTGAGCCGGGCTGGAAGCACTTTGTCCGGCCCGAGGCCAAGGGCGCACGCCCCGCGGCTGTGGGCACCGGGGTGCCAGCGGATGGTGGGGCGCAAGGCGGCGGCGTATTTGATGAGGCTGACGCTGCGTTGCGCACGTACTATCCCGCTCGGACGCTGACCAGCACAGATGGCCTGTTTACGTTCCGAATCGAGCCAATCAAATCGCTACGGCTCACGTCTGGGCACAATGCCACGTTCAAGGATCCGGCATGA